GTATTGATTATCTCAACTCTCTTAAGTCAAATGTTCTTACACCATCAACAGTGATACGACCATAGAAACGGTTATTTACCATTTTTTTCGCGTATCTTGTCATAATTCCTTTAATTGGTGTGAAATTAAAAGGGTTATACATTGTTGGTGTTAATTGTAATGGTACATACGGTGCGTAGATGTATCCTGTGTCTAACAATGATGTTCCTTTGTGTCCTACTAACACTGTGTTAGCTGGGAAGTAAGGGTCACGGTAAACTTGGTAACGTCCCGCTAATGTTCCAACTCTTTCAATACCCATGTTGTATTGGTCTTGTTCTGGAGATGCGTTAGATACGTGGAAGTACTCTAAATCGTCAAAGATAGCAGAGATTTCAGAAGAAACAACAATCCAGTTAGCACCACCTCTTAAAGTAGATTTGTGGATTTGAGCAGATAATTGGTTAATCGCAGTGATTAACGTTTGGTTCCAATCTTTTTGAGTGTAGTTAGTTGTGTTAGAAATTCTTCTCCATCCGTTGTAATCCCATCTCAAAGTCCAAGCAGCACCTTTACGTAAATCTCTTAAGATTTCACGGTCGATTTCAGCCGCAACTTGTTCAGATAATAAAGCTGTTAATTCAGCTTCAGCATCGATGTTGTGGAAAGCCGCAACGTCTTGAGCTAACTCAGGAGACCATTGTGCTCTTAATTTTCTTTCAGTAACAGAAACTGTAACAGAATCTAAGTCGAAAGAAACCTCACCGATTTTATCTTCAAATTCTAATTCTTCGTAACGTCTGAAAGCCGCTTGAATGTTAGTTGTAATCGCAGTACCACTCCAGTTAGCAGCTGTTAACGTTGCTCCTGAATATCCATCAGGTGTAGATTGACCACAAGATACACATACTGGTACTTGAGTATCAACTTCTAAATAGATAACACCTTGTGCAGAACAAACGTCTTTGAAAGAACCTCCATTACCGTTAGTCGGCCAAGAAGTAGTAGTTGTTGAACCGTATTGAACGATACCTTGACCATATTTCTGAGTAACAACTCTAAATAATAATGGTGTAAATGTTGAAGTACCTAATTGAGTCGCAACTGTTGCGTTAGCTGTAAATAATTTAAGACCTGATAAAAATTCTTCAGTATCCATTTCTTGACCATTAGGTCCGATTAATTTACCATCACCTGTGTTAGAGAAACCTGTCATAGCAATCAAGATTTTTCTGTTTTCACCACTGTAAGCTGTAGATACTAACGCTCCGTTAGACCATTGTACTGTAGCACAAGTGGCTGTAATAGCCGACCATTTACCTTTTGAATAATCGAATAAACCATCAGGGTCTAAACCTGGTTCAGTTCCTTCGTAGAATAAATCATAAAGATTTTTTTGGTAAGCTCCTGAAGAATCTCCATAACCTTGATTTCTGTCCGTAGGGTTATAATTACCCGGAGAACCGATTGGTGCGTAGTGGTCACCTGACATATTTGCAGTTCCACCTGTATATCCTTGGATTTTTGGTACAAAGAAGAATAATTTACCGATTGGTAAATTCATAGCTTGTACAGATACGATTTCATTCGCTAATAATTTAGAGAATACTCTTCTTACGATTGGGAAAACAACAGTTTCGAACGCTCCGTTAGAACCTTCACCTGTAGCTTCGTTTATCAAGAAAGACGCTTGGTTCTCATATAACTGAGCTACGTTTTCTCTCATATGTCCTTTAAGACCTTCTAGGAATCCTAATTTATCCCATTTGTTGATTGTGTCTTCTTTAATAACTTTAAGGTGTTTTAACCCAATGTTACCAACTAGACCTGATTCTAATAATGCTCCCATTTTTTTTTGGTTTTTATTAATTTTAATTTATTTATTTTTATTTAATTTTTGTCATTAAATCTTTCATTCTCAAGAACTGTGGATTCTCATATGTTTTTGACTCGATTAAATTAACCGCTCCTGTAGAAGGTGATTTTGCGATTGTTCTTTCGATTGACTCATTCATAGTTTGAGATTTAGTACCTGCGGATAATTCGTTTTTAACAACTTGATATAAATTTTTAGATTCTTTAATAGTTTCAACACCATCAAATCTTCTTAAAATGTTAATTTTTTCTTGTTTTGAAGTTGAATGTTCTGTAAACAAACGTGTAGCGTAAGCTAAGTTTGAATTGAATATTGCAACCTCGTTTAATTTACTTCTAAAAACATTAAGTGCTTTTCTATACTCTTCATTCTTCTCTCTAAGAACTTGTAATTCTCTATTAGAAGTACTTTCTTTGATTGCAGTATTTGCACTTGAGTGAGCTCTTGGTTTTGGTAAACCACCTTTTCTAAAGTTAGACCCTGCACCTAAAGTACGAACCGCCTCTTTTGTCTCAACCTTTTTAATTGTTGTTTTAGGTTTTTCTGTAAATTGTTCTTTAGATTCCACTTTTTTAACCATTGTGTTTTTACCTAATTTACTACCAGAGTTTTCACCATCTTTATAATCAAATTTTGGTTTTCCGGTACCCATAGTTTTATCACCTTGTTTCATTTTAGTTTTAAAACCGGTACCTAAATTAGGTGATTTGTCATATTTGAATTTAGAAGGACTTCCCATACCAGTACCTTTAGGTTTGATAGACATTTTTTTAGATTCATAGATTGATTCATCCATTTCTTCTTCTTGGTCTTCATCGTCCATTTCAATTTCATAAACTATTTCTTCGTCTTCGTCAGATTCAAACATTTCTTCATCAAATTCATCTTCATCTTCGTCATCAGAACTAAACATTCTTTCTACGATAGATTCGATTGATTCGTCCATTTCTTCTTCATCTTCATCAGATTCATCAAATTCAAACATTTCTTCTTCTTCACCTTCACCAACAATCATATACTCTTTACCTGTTTCTTCATCTTTAAGGTGAGTGTTTCCTTTGTCGTCTTTAGTAACAACAATATTATCATCCGGTCCCATAAGTTGAAATACTCTAAGTACTTCATCATCGTCAGCGTCAGTTAAGTCGATAGTGTCTTCTTCGTCGTCCATATCTTCTTCGTCGTCCATATCTTCTTCGTCACCGAAGTCCATATCTTCTTCATCGTCCATATCATCAGTATCCATTTCGTCACCCTCTTCGTCTGATTCATCATCGCCCATATCAATATCGGCAATATCGTCAGAACCCATTGGTTCATCCATTTCAACGTCATCCGTTTCAATCTCATCGTCTTCTTGTTCAGATAAAGATTCTTTTACTAGGTCTTTGATTTCTTGTTTCATTGTAGAAGCAAGTATTCCTTTTGCATTTTCAGCTACCGCTTCTTCCAAATTTTTCATTTGGATGATAGCCTCTTCAACTAAAGATTTTTCTTTTGCCATTGGTTTTATATAGTTTTTAATATATAAATATCTCCCAATATGAAAAAAGTTTAAATTAAACTAAAATCACATCAGCTTTATTATACAATTATAAATATCACCTAAAAAATAAAAGCATAAAAAAAGAGGACATATAGTCCTCTTTTTTTAATAATTGAAATTTTAATTACTCAATTACTTCGTCAATTTTACTTTCTACAATTGCCGTGATTCTCCACTCCATTGTATAATGTTCAAAAACTTTAGTAACTTTAGCCTCAATATCAGTAGGGTTGTAACCACTAACTAATTTTTCTTCTCTTAATTTTTTAATCTTTCCTGAGGCCTCATCAACTGAGTCTAAGGTAATTTTTGCGATAAAATACTTTTCTTCCATTTTGTTTTTATTTAATTAATATCCCAAATAATCGTTTAATTTTTTCATTAAGTCAAGCGATTTATTTCCGGAATCACCAACGTGTCTTTCAACACTCATTTTTTTCTCTTCCTCTAAGTTTTCATCATATAGATGTTTATCTTCTTTATTTAAGAATAAGTAAGCTCCCGGAGTAGATGGTGATGATACTAAGTCAAAACAGATTAATTCAAAATCGTCTTGTACTTCATTTTGTTCACCAATTTTTTTAAGGGACCCTACACCTCTTGAAGATATACCTAATGTAACACCTTGTCTTAGATAGTTTGCTGCTAAGTCACCCTTTGTTGATACAATACCTCTTTCGTGGTAACCAGGTGATGTAAGTAGTTTTATCTTACCCATTAGGACATTACCTTCCCACCATACTTCAGTAATCATATGGGCAACTCTGTCTAAATCAATTAAAGATGATTCCGGGTGATTTAACTCAGATAGAGCGGTACCCTTTTTAATCATTTTTTTATAATTCTCAGCTTCTCTTTTTAATATACGTTCAGGGTATAATCTACCATTTCTATTTGGTGTGTCATATTTTTGTAATACAGCGTAAAACTCAAATGGTTTAGAATGGTCTAACATCTCGCTAGATTCTCTAATTAAAGTTTCATTACGATTATCTCTTGGGTTAACATATCCCGCATCGTACTCAACTAAAATCCCCTTTCCTGACTCATTTGGTTGTAATATTTTTAAATTCATCTTAAATGTTTTAATAATAAATATTAAACATTATCGGTTTGTAACATTTCTTCGTCGATTTTACTCTTTTTGGTTAGATAAAAATTAAAATTTTCATTATCTAAAAAATTATCTGTAAAAATTTGTTGTGTTATTTGTTGTAAAGTTTCTTTTAATTCGTCGGATTTGAAATCTAATTCATCATCTATTAAGTAAAAATTTATTTCAAGATTCATAAATGATTTTTTATTTAAATTTAGTCCGCTAGACCTTAAATCTAAATCTACAATAAATTTTTCATTAAAAATTTTTTTATTTATTGACTCGTAAATTGAGTGTTTAATACTTCTACTTAAATTTAGAACTGTTCTTGTCCAATTGTCGCATTCATAAATTGGTTCAACCCAAGTTTGTATGTTTAAGTAAAGTGATTTGAGTGTGATTGAATCTACCGTTCCATATACAATTTTAGCTGTTTTGAATCCGTGTAGTAGAGAAGTTTTCCCCTTTTTCATTAATTTTCATATTTTCCTGTTTATTTTTTAAAATAATAGGTATTTTTATGAGTAATGTCAAAACTTTTTTGTAAGAGGAAGATATATGTAGTATATGATAATAATAAAATTAGATAATAACATCTCAATTGAGAAAGCGTTAAAACTTTATAAAAGTAAAGTTATTAAAACTCGTCAAAGTGGAGAACTTTTTAAAAGAAAAGAATTTGTTAAAAAATCTGTTATTAAAAGAACTGAACTTTCTAAGGCTAAGTATGTCCAAAAAAAGTTCAATTCTGATAATGATTAAAGATTCTCTTTAAGATTCTTAAGTTTGAAATACGTAAGTTTATCGTATTTTTCAGAAATAACTTTTGATATAGTTTCATCAATTCTTGTCTGCATTGAAGACTCAGTGCTGGCATTTTTCATTTCTGTTAGTTTTGTAACTACACCTTCTTTAAGTGTAGTATATTTTTCATTTAAAGTTGTGTCATCTTCAGATAATAAATCAATTAATTCTTTTTTGTCTGATTCATTTAAACCATCAATATAACTTTTAATCGTTTTATTAGCAACACTTACCATAGTTGATAATGGTAGGTCAATTCCCTCAGTTTTAGTTATAGGTAATTTTTTAAGTGATTCCATAATAACTTTTCGACTTTTAATTTTAGATTCAATAGTTAAAACATCATTAGAGAATAGTGTGTCGATATCTGTATAATTACTTTTCACATTTTTATTACCAACCCAATTAATTATTTTATTAATATCAGATTGTTTTAATTTGTTTGAAGTGTTTTCATAAATTTTAACACATTCATTTATATATCCAACACAATAAGATTCACTTAATGCCTTTGGAGAACTTAATTCATCATATAAATAAAATAATTTACTTATGTTTTTATTCTCAATAACAAGTTTCTTAAATGTTTTTAATTCGTTTTTGAAAGTATTGTTAGAGTATGATTCTAACAACACATTTTCTATCTTTGTTTTTAATAAACCAAAATTTTTCATATCTAATTTTTATTATAAATATCTAATCTTTTAGAAGTTTACTTAATTGTTCCTCAATATCACCTAAAGAATTTTTTCCTCTTGATAAATCAATGTAGGATTCATCTTCAGTTAAAGAACCTTGTTCTACTAATATTTTTAAATTATCTCGTTTAAATGACTCAGGTGTTACTTCAGCCTCACCTCCTGGTGTTGGACCGGGTGATGCTTCAGGTGCTCCTCCGGCTTCAGGTGCTCCTCCGGCTTCAGGTGCTCCTAAATCTTCCATCCCTCCAAAGTCACTACTTCCGCCAAATCCTCCTCCACCCGGTGGTGGTGGGGATGATGGTGCAGCACCGGCAGTTGCTCCGGATGTAGCATTACCATATAATTTATCGATATTATCAAAAATACCTGTATGTGTTATAATTGTTGCTGTGTTTGTTAATTCTGCACCAACAGCCATCTCAATTCGTTGTTGTTGTAAATCAAGTTTGATTTCCTCATCAGAGAATCCTAAAATATGTTTCTTAGCCCATGATACAGATACCGGAGCAATACCAGCAATTGCCGCAACAGCTTGTTGATATAATGCGATTTTTTCTTTCCAAAGGTCGTTTTTTAATAAATCCGCTTGAGATGATGGGTTGGTTAACGCTAATGTAAAATTAGATAATTCATCTTCAAACCCTAATAAAAATAAATGTATAATAGCGACTTTATTTAATTCGGCTATCATAGATTTTTGAATTTTATTAATTGTTCTTGCGAAACGGATATCCATCAACGATAAATTTTTACCATCACCAGCGGTTTCTTCAAACCCTAAAAATGCTTTAGGAACACGAAGAGCGGTTAATAATTTCTTTTGAATATATTCAATATCAGCAATTTCTGATAAGTTTGTTGCTCCCGGTAACGTATCAATTGGTGATGCTGCTGCAGGGTCTCTAACGGGTATAAAATAATCTTGGTCAACAGCCATTTGGTTGAATCTCATATCAACATTTCCTGTTTTAGAATCGACAACTTGGTCACGTTTAAATTTGTTCGCAACTCGTTGTACATATGCTTCAACATCTTTATCATCCATATTCCCAACGAATACTTTAAATACACGTCTTTCAGGTGCTCTTGATGTTCTATAAATTAACATCGCATCCTCAGATAATAATAATTGTTTCCAAATACGTCTAGCTTTCTCTAACATAGAGGTTCCGTAAGGAAGTTTTCTATCATCACCTAATAAACGGAAATGAGCAATCTCCCAAGAGTTAAACTCCATATCTTTTGCTTTCCATTTAAATCTTAATCCTTTGTTTTCGGCTGGTTCTTCAATATTGGCTGATTTTGCAGCCATACCTCTTTCCAAACGTTCTATTTCAATATTTGGTAATTGCATACAACCAACAATACCTTTATCTGCATCTAATTTTAAATAAACAAAGTTGTCACCATATTTACAAGTATTTCTTGTCCACATAGTTAAGTTTGTGTTAATGTCTAACACATTATTAAATAAATCTGCTAAAATTGATTTTATTCGTTTTGATTCTGAATAAATTTGTAACATATAACCATTCTCATCCACGGTTGTTGATTCTTCACCATAAATGTCTAAAGCTGCTGATATCTCAGGTGTATATTCCATCGATTCATAATCATAAAAAGACGCTAAACGAGTTGGTTCATAATAAACCGCTTGGGTATAAAGATTACTTTCAATCTTGGTCCATTGGTTTGCTAAGTAATATGTTTGTTGTGCTTGTAATTTTTCCCTTTCATACTCATCCTTAGAAGTTGTTTTTAATAATTCCTTCTTATCTAATGTGTATGTTGGGTAGTCCTGATTCAATAACGAGTTTGGACCAAAAGACCTAGATAGTCTCTGCCAAACTGTTAAATCATTATTTTGATTATTTTCCATATTTTAAATTTAAATATATTTTTACTTATATAAATAGTTTGATTTATTCTATATTACTCCACCATCTGTTATAGACCAACCATATGTTGAGGTTAATATATTTTTATTTGCGGTACTTCCTGATGTATGTTTAGCGGAACCAAAAGTGATTGTTATACCTATCTGAGGATTTTTGGTTACCCAACCATTATAAATATTATCTAAATTTGACGATGATAATGTTGATGTAGTTTTATTTAACATAAAGAAATTAAAATTAGTTACACCGGATATGTTCCAATTTCCAATAGGTTGATTAAATTGTGAATATTGAAACATATATGACATATTAGTTGCTTTCGATACATTCCAATTACCTATTGGTTGATTAAATATTGAATTACCAAACATATTATTAAAATAACTAACATTTGAAACATTCCATCCAGATAATGGTTGATTATATGTTGAGTTACTAAACATTGACTCCATATCGGTAACTCCCGAAACATTCCAAGAACCAATTGGTTGATTAAATGGTGTTGAATTAAACATAGAAGTCATATTTGTAACTTTTGAAACATTCCAATTACCGATAGGTTGGTTAAATTGTGAACCATAAAACATCGCATTCATAAGTACATTATTTGTTGTATTTATAGTCCAACCACTAATTGATGGAGAATTTCCATTATTGAATCCCGAATCCCGAAATGAATTGGTGAAAGTAGTTACCTTTGAAACATTCCAATTTCCAAGGTCTTGGTTAAAAGTTGTGGCACTAAAGAACGCACTTTCCAAGGAGGTTATTCTTGACACATCCCAATTACCAATTGGTTGATTAAAATTAGTTGCATTTAGAAAAATATTACTTAAAGCGGTTGCTCCAGTAATAATCCAATTTTTAATAGTGTCAGTATTACCGTTATTAAATTGGGTTGCCCCATAAAACATGGAGGTAATATTTATAACTTTTCTCATATCCCAACCACCAATGTCTTGATTAAATAATTTAGCGTATTGAAACATTCCCCCCATTCTAATTACTTTTGAAGTGTCCCAAGAATAAATTGATGGACTTAACCCATTATTAAAATTTGTAGCACCCTTAAACATACTTATCATGCTTGTTACATTACTAACATTCCAATAACCAATATTTTGGTCAAAAGATGTTGAGTTAAAAAACATATAATCCATGTTAGTAACATTTGAAGTATTCCAAGAACCAATATTTTGATTAAAATTGGTTGTGTTGTAAAACATATAACTCATATTCGTAACACTTGCAAGATTCCAATTATTAATCGATGTTGAGTTACCATTATTAAATGACGAATATTGGAACATACCCGACATATTTAAAACATTAAAAACATTCCAAGAACCAATATTTTGATTAAAACTATATGTGTTTTGAAACATATTGGACATATTAGTAACTCCCGAAACATTCCAATTTGATATATCATCATTAAAATTATAAGCCCCTACGAACATTTCCGTCATCTCAGTAACATTTGACATATCCCAAGAATTTACGTTATTTATTGTTGTTAAATTAGAACAATATGCGAAACATTGTACACCACTACCAGAATATGAAAAATCTAAAACATCCACAACATTTAATAATGTTAAATTAAAACAACCCGCAAATCCAGCTTGGTAATTTAATTTTAAAGGCCCCCACTGTAATACTTCAATTATTTTGGTACTATCAATACCTGTAGTAAAACTCCACCCATTTATTACACCCGAAATTTTAATTAACCAAGTATTTCCTGATGTTGAGTATGTGTGAGTTCTATTTGAATATGTGTTTGCTGAAATACTTCCATCCCCCCAATCAATAAACCCACTATAGGTTCCTGAAACAAGATATGGTAATTGAACTGTATATGCGTTAGTTGAGAGAGTAGAAGTTAATGATGTTTTCCATAATGATTTAAATACCGGTAAAGGTGTTGGTGACGGTGTTATGGTAGGTGTTGGTGTGTTAGTTGTCGTTGTGGTTACGGTAGGTGTTAGAGTTGTTGTATTAGTTGGTGTGATAGTTGGAGTTACACTCGGGGTATTTGTTGGTGTTATACTTGGTGTTGGTTCAGGTGTTCCACCAGGTGTTCTAGTTACCGTGGGTGTTACAGTATTAGTTGGGGTGTTAGTTTGGGTAACAGTCGGTGTTACCGTAATACTAGGCGTTACTGTATTAGTTGGGGTTTGAGTAACTGTTGGGGTTGGTGTTAAGGTAACATATGGGGATTCAATCGTTAATGTACAATCTTTACTTATTGTGAAAAAATTAATATCAAATAAACCATATATATATTCAGAATCATATATGTAAGGTAACACATTTACACCCAAGTAAATTGTTCCACCAGTTAGGGGGTAATAAATTATATTACATAATTCTCCGTTAAAATTATTACTATTTAATACTATCATAATTTTTTATTTTTAACAAGATGGGCATATACCCATATTAAAGATTTTACTAGTTTCATCATTACTGGTTGGTTTTATTAATGAACATATTTGAATTGGTTGTATATCATCAGTTATCACATATGGTGATGTTTTTAATTCTCCACAACAAGGTTCAAATGTTATTCTACTACCAACTTGTGAATTTATATCATATGTATCACAGGTTAAAACACAATTAACTCCGGTATCTTCAATAACACCACTACCATCAAGAATAATTGGGTATGTTGTTGAATAGAATGTGATAACACCTTCTGAAGGTGTTAAAACATACGGTGAGGTTATTCGTGTATCACAACAAGGTGTTAATTCAAACACACATGGGTTCTCTGTATCTAATGTTATCGTATATTCAAAACAATCAACAATACAAGTTTCATCACAAACACCAATAGTAATTTCAACCTGTTTGGTTGATAATGGATTTGTACCACAAACTGTTATTGTTTGGAATCCACTTATTGTACGATTAACATGGTTACCATTACAATCATCATATTCATACGGTAAAACCTTATTTGAAGTGTTAATAAATGTTAAACAATTACAAGTAACCACATTTGTTGGTGTTGGTGTTGGTGTCATTGAATTTGTTGGTGTAACCGTAGGTGTTGTTGTGTGGGTAGGTGTAGGACTAGGTGTCGGATTAGGACTAGCGTTAGGTGTTTTAGTTACCGTAGGTGTGACAGTTTTGGTTGGTGTGATACTTGGGGTTACCGTTGGTGTTCGTGTCACAGTAGGAGTTAATGTTGGCGTTGGTGTATTTGTTGGTGTAACACTTGGAGTTACTGTTGGCGTAGGTGTTGATGGTACATAATAATTTATATCACAATATAACGTTGTTGGTGTAGGTGTGACAGTAGGTGTAACACTTGGTGTCGGAGTATTTGTTGGTGTAACACTTGGAGTTGGTGTTGGTTTTAAACCTTCACTTACAGGTGTAGGTTTAGGGAAATGTTTTATAATAATAGAATTATCACCACCTTTAACATTAAAAATACCTTGACCTTCAACATTAAGTTTTGACCCCGCAATAATATTACCCGATTTTTTTCTACTAACAAAAAAACCTGATTTAAAATTATTTTCAACAATAAAATTATTTGGTTTGTTTTCTTCGTTAAAATCAAGATTAATATTTACGGAAACATCAATACTTCTTTTTCTATCTGAGATACCCATTCACTCTTTTTAAATAAATATTACATTCCCCCAAATAACCATCCATATTTCTGATAATCCTCACGACTAGTTTGTTGTCCATTAAATTGATTGATTCTATCTTGATAATGGGGTATCACAGGGTTAAAATTAATATTCTCCTTTATTGATTCATTATTACTAACAGACCAAGAATTTAACATAGCTTTAGTTTGTTCCGTAACTTTAGTTAATTGGCTAAAAGAAGATTCCGCAACATATGTTGCCATAGCAATCGACATGATTAAATCATCGTGATGTCCTTTTTGGTGGTCAGGACGACCATTTATATATACAAAGGTATTCATTTCATTATATAACCGAGCACTATAAATTCTAAATTTATGTCTCATCGCCTCTTCAAACGATGCTATAATCTGAACCCTTTTATTGTTAAAGTTTAATCCAGGGATTTTATCCATGGCCTTTGGGTCGTATTTCCATTTATTTGATATGTCAATACCATCAACATATAAATCTCGGTAATTCATTTCTTGAAGTTTTCTTGAAGTTGAAACACCCATCCCCCCGGTAATATCTATAACTATAAAACAAGAATAAATTGTTGCCCATTTATGACAGATTTCTGCCATTGTATCTGGTGGTAACTTACCCACATATTCCGCAACTTGTTCCATCGTATCAAAATCCACAATTTGGAATGAACTAAAATCTTCTGAATCCCCACGAGAAACATCGACACCCATAATATATTTATGTCCGACAACAGGTTCCTTCCAAATCCAAAGGGCATTACCCATTAATTTATTAATAGGTTCAAGAATCATATTCTCACGAATATTTTGCATCATAAGAGAATCAAACACATTATCTCCGGAACCTAAAAAGTTACATTCTAACTCCTGAGACACTTTACGTTTATCGTATTTTAATTTCTTAACCATCGCCTCAAACCAAGACGAACAAGGTTTGTATCCGTCAGTCATTAATAATTTAACATCATCAAAGTTTCTAGCATCATACGACTTACTACCCCAATCAATAAAGTCATTAGGACTATATTCTTCTTTATTTAATAAAAAATGAATAATATTATCTGTTTTAACAAAATATAAATCTTTGGTGTATCTTGGGTCTCGATACCAAAACATCTCCGTAATTTTGAAGTCATTCATATTACGTAACGCTTGGTCATATATCTCATAGTAAATTGCGTCATAACCATTTGGTGTTGAAACCACAATTACTTTACCCCCTGTAGATAGGGATGCCATACAAGCAGACCAGAAATCACTATCTGCCTCAATAAACGCCGCCTCATCAAATACAAGTATGGTTGGTGTAAATCCACGCAAGGCATCCTTAGATGTTGCAACGGCTTTAACCTCACATCCATTTGTTAATTTATAATGTCTTTGGGAATTTTTGGATTTGTCAAAATCCACTCCGGTCCAAGATGGCCATTGAGCAACAAAGGCTTTAATTTTGTTTGCCATCTCCAATGATGTATCCAACTTGTTGGCAATAATCAATATTTTTTCAGGAGTTTCTTTTCTTGCGAATACTAGTTTTTTAGACATCCAAGCCGCGGTAACTGTTGATACCCCGGCCTGTCTGTATTTTAATGCTATATTCTCATTATATTCTTCGTAGTCATTAAGTAATGTTAATTGGTCCGGAAAAAGTTCTAAAGGAACATATTTTTTAACGGTATTATCATAAGTTTCTAAATACGTTTTAAGGGCGTATTCAATATCTCTACTACATTTTACGTATTCTATTAATACTTGTTCTCTTGTTAAGTTCGACATACATAGTGTTGTCGGTAATTTTTAGAATCCTAACGCAGATAAATCAATATCATCTAAGTCATCTAAGTCATCAAATCCGTAATCACCATAATTTTCACTATCATCTTCTTCATCTTCGTCGTCAGACATTTTTGATTCGTATTCGTGTTTTTTAAGGATTTCAACGATTTCATTAACCATTCTATTTATCACCTCTTTTGCTTCAGGTTTATCAGCCATAATAGCTTTTGATAATGTTATAAAATCTTTAGCCTCTAATTGAGACAATTTCATAAATAAGTATTGTTGAAGATGTCTTTGGTCGTCTTCATATAATTTGTCGGGCCAAGATTCTCTAAATTTTTCCCAAAATATTGGGCCCAATCTTGAATCCCATATTTCCGATGGTAATGTATCCTCAGCACCAACAACCATACTTCTTTGAACTGGGTCATTTGGTAATCCTTGGTCTCCATATAATGAATAAATACCTTTAACTATCTCGTGAACTAACAGAGGGAATGTAAAAGCTTTTGCTTTAATTGTTGGTGGGTCTGTTTCAGGGTCTGATTCTGATTGTCCCATTTGACCACCACCACCACCGGCCATATTTTCCATATCCGGATATAACCAATATAAATGTTCCATCAGTGATTGTGTTACACCATATAAATTTAATAAGTCAGGACTTAATCTATTTATTTCATCACTAACTAATTCGTACATATGACCACCTTTAAATGCGGCTCCTTGAACTAATGAATTAATCATTCTTCTTTTTGCTTTCTCTAAATTAAATTTTTCCATAGAATCCATAAAATCTTCTATTTCTTCTTGGTGTTCCTCACTTTCTTTGAACGCTTCTTCAACATCTTCTTCTTCAGGTTGTTCCGGTTGTGTTTGCATCCCTTCAGCAGCTCCCATCATACCACTAACTAATTCGACATCAAATTGTAATTGTCCTTCAGGGATTCCCAATTCTTTTTTTACTAAATCGACAGCTAAATTTTCAAGATATTCTTTATTTTGAATCTCAACTCTTTTGATTTGTTGTAAGCCACCCATAACAGAACTCATTAGTCCCATCATCGGATTATCACCTTGTATTGGTGTTGTATCCCCCAAAAATCTTCTAACTTTATCTACAGAGTCTTTAAATCGTTGTGATGTAATCATCTCAACAAAATCTCTATCACCATCTTGTGGTAATGACGGATGTTCAGCGTATGGAGTTTTTCTTTGATTAATTTGTTTTTCAATTCCCGGTTCCATTCTTTCAGGGCCTTCATAACTAACAGGGGCTTCATTTAAACGACGATTAATTTCGTTTAACATCTTTTGTTGGTTATTAGTTAATCCTTCATTAACTAACAGTTTATCTAAGTCACCTTTGACTTTCAATATCTTTTCCATTTTTAAATTTACACTCATAACTATTTTGTATTAAGACCTAACTGATTGAATTTTAAAAAACTTGGCAATTCTCGTTTAATCGCTTTTGGTGCACCCTGTTTATTAGGGTCAGGAGCAAAAGGATGTTTTGGTGTTGTATTTGGTTTGACTTTGGGTTTTGCCGGAGCAACTTCAGTTGCTTCATCCATTTCTTTTTTCTTAGCTTTCGGAGCTCCTTTTTTATTTGGGTCCGGTTGGAATGGGTGTTTTGGTTTTACCCCAGGACTAACTTTTGGTTTTGCCGGAGCAGTTTTTGTGTCACCTTCTAAAAGATTATTAAAATCTTTTTTAGACATTTTTGGTGTGATGTGTTTTTCTACGAGCCTCATAATTTCTTTTTCAATTTTACTTTCTCCCATAGTTACAGTCGGTTTTATCTGACTTAATTTAGATTGTGCAATTTTATTCAATGCTCCTCCAACCATATCTTGATAATTTTCGTTCGCTTCTTTTTTCTTTTCAGGAAGTTTAGCAAAGTTAGTATCTTTTGCGAATTCATCAGCCATTTTACACCATTTTTTTTGCTCTTTTGTTTTTCCATCACCACATTTAGCAAAAAATAGTTTTTGTTGTTTTTTTGACTCAAATTTTTCATCAACTTCACTTTCTTTCATTTCACCTTCTTTAGTTACGGTAACCGAACCATCTGGGTTTAATGTTGTAGTTCCTGCAAAACTTTTACCTTTTGCTTCACCACTACTATATGTTGTTTTTTGAACGTTTTGGGTAACCGCTTCATCAGTTTCTTTTTTAGACTCAAGTAACTTACCAAACAATATATTAACCTGACTATCGGTCATTTTATTTAGAGTGGAAGCTTTAATCCCCTCTTTCACTAGTTTTAATTTTTTTTGATTAGTGTTCATATTCAATTTTTTTTTCAAACTCTAATACGATGTCTCTTTCGTATAATTTATCTTTAACTGATTGTTCTGTTTCTCCAAACTTAAAAACCAATCTTTTTTGACGGGTAAAATCAACGTCTTCACTTTCATTCTCCCAACATAACGCAATGATATCATCAATTGAATCCATCATCGAAAAATAGTCAGAGTTTTGAATTACTGACATCGTTATTTGGTCATTCTTCAAAACTCCTACCTTTTTAATATGTTCTATGTCCGGTGGGAGTGGATAACCATTTGATGGTTTTGATTCCCATGCCTCACCCCAAATATCTTCTGAACTATCTGAGAAAATAAACTCATATATGTTATCACCCTTATAGTTAGGTCCTAATTCATTAACATATATTAAATAACTCATTATATTATCTGACCTTTTGTATTAACTCTTAATTGTTTGTTGTTCATTTCAAACACCAAGTTTTGTCTGTTTGTTTTTCCAACCAATTTAGCGTTTGGGTATTTTTCCATTAATTTTCTTGCACCAACTTCTTGAGAAATACTTTCAGATAATTTTTTAATTTTATTAATTTTAACTTTTTTACTTTCGCTAATTAATTTTGATTGTCTTTTTTTAGATTCTAATGATTGTTGTTCTTTATCATTCAATTTAAAATAACCTTCTATAATTTTATCAACTTTAGATTCTGAAAAAATTCCTTCAATCATATCTTCAATATGACCTGAATGTTTAGAGTCAATATCAGGATGATTTAAACTTCTATGTTTTGGATGTCTTGGTTTAAAATCAAAATCTTCTTCTTCATCATCACCTAAATCTAATTTTGACAAATCAAAATCGTAATCATCGGGATTATCTTCATCCACATCATCATATCCAAAACTTTCACCCATTTCACCTTCAGGGGCAACTGGTTCTTCTCCACCCATTTCATCACCAAAATCAGGTTCTTCTCCACCCATTTCATCAGGGTTGAAATCTCCCATACCTTCTTCTTCAGTACCTTCAATTTTATTAACAATTTCTTCTTTATCTTCATCATCAATAGAATCTAAATCTAATGCCGATAACACTGAGTTAATAACGTATTTTGAATCTTTAGAAGTCATTTCTTGTTTTCCTTCTTCAGTTTCTTGGAACGCTCTTAATTTTTGAGCCAATTTACCTGTTAATTTTTGAATAGATTTTAAAGTAATTTCTTCATTATCATCCTCTTCTGTATCAACACCCAAATCCATATCCTCAGGAGCTGGTTCTGGCATATCATCAGGAGCAGGTGCCGGAGCCGGAGCGGGAGATGGTGCAGGTGCAGGTGCCGGAGCAGGTGCGGGAGCGGGAGCCGGAGCGACTTGTTCGTCAGTTTCCCCACCATTCATTTTTAATATATATTTTGTTGCGTGGTCAGAACTTTCGTAAAATAAATTCACATTTTTTTCACTACCTTCATTAACATTAACTTCTTTTGCAATCAAATTAAGCCTTTTCAATGCTTGAGAATATGATGGATAGTACTTTCTATTCTTCATAGGTTCTAAATAATCAAAATCATTAATTGATTCAGTTAAATTACATTTAATGATGTAACCACTTTTTTCTTTATCTATTTTATATGTTTTACCGTTAGCTAAAACTTTAGTATATTCAGTTGATTTATCCTCGTTAATTGGTGCAGGTATATTTTCTTTATATCTAGCAATTTCCATTATACGTTGGATTTTCGACATTTTATGTTTTTTTTTTTGGAATTATTTTATATATAAATATATTCGGAATTAAAAATGTTGTAATTCCGAAGGGTTTATTATTAATTATATTGATTTTTCTTTCAAAGAAAGTTTTTTATCCTGATATTCGTTTTGAAAATCAAATAGTTTTTGAATATATTCGTTTCGTCTTAAAACTTTAAACACTAAATTTTCATCCGACATTTCACCACCATCTTCTAGTCCGGCTGTTCGATATTTTTTTAATTTCTCTTTTACTTTACCAATACTTTTAACCCCGGACTCTAAAGGTTCTTCTTTAGCGTTTTCAATAACCTCATCGATTATTTTCATCCAATGTTCGGATTTAGTTTTAATTAGATTTGTGTCGATTTTAACGTTTTCTTTAGTAGGTTTTGTTTTCCATTCATCAAATAAAATAGAATATTCTCCACTACTAAAATGAGATTCAACATCATTTTGAACGTAGAGTTCAACATCATAACCATAGATTTTAATATTATGGTTATCATTAAATAAAGTTTTCTTTAATCTAAAAAGTTCTTCATACAAAGGAAGTTCTTTTTCCGAGAATTGTTCAAAGTCGGCAATTATGTGTAAATCAACATCTGAATATTGAGACCAATTAAAATTCGCCAATGAACCAGTCATTACCACATCAGAAACAATTACATCAACACCTAAGAATTCTATGAACTCATATGCGATATCTAATAAACGTTCTCTAACTTTAGAGGACATTTTATCAGGGGATTCCCAAATCTTTGGATTTAGTTCGTCCTGTAAATGAAAGCTGGATAATATACTTTTTAGGTTACTCATTAACTATAAATACTTAAATATTTATAATTGTTAAAGTTTTTTGTGTTTGTAGGTTTTAACTATTTTTGTTGAGAAGAATTTTCCTTGAGATTCCGCCATTCTAAATTGAGTATATACTTGGTGTGGAACCTCATCATACTCATACTTTTGTCCATTATTGAACTCAACTAACATTATTTTAGTTTCAGTATCGTATTCTGTTTTTTTAACATTTGACGATTGGATTTCATTAATAATCTTCGTCCCTTGAATTGTCTCTTTTAATATTGCCATCTTTTAAAGGTATTTCTAAATCTATTTGTTTTAATTTATCCATAAGATAATTGTCAAACTCATTATGGTCAATAGTTCCAAAATAAGATTTTAATTCACGAATCAAATCATTTTTTAATCCTGAAAATTTTTGAAAATTTTGCATAATATCTGTTGGGTAATACGGTGGTCTTTCCAATTCTTTCTGTGTCCATCCCTCTCTTTGAAAGGCTAGTCTAAGTTTTCTATATACTTCAACCAATTCAAATTCCGGATGGAGTTCATTCATATATTTCTTCCAAGGTTTTTTCTTTTCCATTTTAATAAATATATTTAAAATTTGTTTTGTCCTTCCAATATTTTATATTACTTTTGTCAAATCATTTGGAATAATAAAATTAACCCTTATACTTAAATAAAACAATTAATTATGATAGAATCTTTAGATGGTGGAAGTAATGGTGGAAATAAAGCAGTTAAGACTGATTCATCAACACCCGTATTAGACAATTTTAGTAGAGATTTAATAAAACTCGCCGAAGAGGGGAAATTAGACCCTGTTATTGGTAGAGAAAGAGAAATCACAAGAATCGCACAAATCCTTTCACGTAGAAAGAAAAATAACCCAATAATCATCGGAGAACCTGGTTGTGGTAAAACCGCAATCGTTGAAGGTCTTGCCATTATGATTTATAATGGGGAATGTCCGAGAAACTTAATGGACAAACGTATAGTATCATTAGATATGACCTCAATTGTTGCCGGAACCAAATACCGTGGACAATTTGAAGAAAGAATGAAAGTTATCATTGAAGAACTTCAGAACGCACCAAACATCATCGTATTCATTGATGAAATCCATACCATAGTTGGTGCAGGAAATTCATCAGGTTCCATGGACGCATCAAACATCTTCAAACCAGCTCTTGCCCGTGGGGAGATTCAATGTGTTGGTGCAACCACATTAGATGAATACCGAAAAAACTTTGAGAAAGACGGAGCATTAGAAAGACGTTTTCAAAAAGTTGTTGTTGATTCTGCCACCAAAGCAGAAACATTAATCATTCTTAAAAATGTAAAAGACAAATACGAGAACTTCCATAAGGTAACTTATACAGATGAAGTGTTATCTGTATGTGTAGATTTGGCGGACCGTTATATCACCGATAGAGAATTCCCGGATAAAGCATTCGATATTATTGACGAAGTTGGTGCAAGAAGTCAAGTTGAGGTTAAAATGCCTGAATCAATTGAAAAGTTGAAACAACAAGCTTCCGATATCAAACAAGAAAAAGTAGATGTTGTTAAACAACAACGATACGAGGAAGCCGCGAACTTACGGGATAAAGAAAAACGTATCTTAACCAAACTTGATGTTGAAAAGAAAAAGTTTGAGGAAGAACTTCTAACACACAAGAAAGTAATTACCCTTGATTTAGTTTATGAAGTTGTTTCCAATATGACTAAAATTCCGGTAACGAAATTAAATGCCGATGAAACAAAATTATTATCCGAGATGGAAGCGAATCTATCCGATAAAGTTATCGGACAATCTGAAGCTGTTTCAAAGATTGCGAAATCAATCCGTAGAAACAGAATCGGAATCAAGGACCCGAACAAACCAATCGGTTCATTCATCTTCTTAGGTTCAACAGGTGTTGGTAAAACATACTTAGCTAAACAACTAGCAAAACAAATGTTCGGTAGTGAAGATAATATGATTCGTGTGGATATGTCCGAGTACCAAGAAAAACACACCATTTCAAGATTGATTGGAGCACCTCCGGGATACGTTGGATACGATGAAGGTGGTCAATTAACCGAACAAGTGAAAAACAAACCTTATTCTGTAATTCTATTTGATGAGATTGAGAAAGCTAACAAAGATATCTTCTCAACACTTCTTCAAGTATTAGACGATGGTCACCTTACCGATGGTATGGGGAGAAAGATTAACTTCAAAAATTGCGTCATCATTATGACCTCTAATGTTGGAGCTAAAAAATTACAAGATTTTGGTTCAGGTGTCGGGTTTAAAACCGGAACTAGCACTTATGCCGACGAAGAATACAAACGTGATGTTCTTAAAAAAGAACTTAAAAAATTCTTCACACCGGAATTTTTAAACAGAATTGATGAAGTTGTTATCTTTAACACTCTAATTAAAGATGATGTTAAAAAAATTGTTAAATTAGAGTTGGATAAATTATCTAAAAGATTAGTTGGGTTGAAATATGATATCACATTTGATGATACTATTTTAGACCTAATCTCTGAAGTTGGGTTTGATGAGACCTACGGGGCTAGACCAATCAAAAGAGCTATCCAAGATAAAATAGAGGATTTCGTATCCGAAGAGATTATCAAAGGAAATATGACAGAGGGGGTCCCATACACACTTATATCTGTAGAGAAAGAAGTGGTGGTTAAACCGGAAGTTGTGAAAAAAACAAGAAAGAAAAAAGAGGACATATAGTCCTCTTTTTTTTTGTTATTGATAATTTTAGCTATATCTTTGTAATCTAAATCAAACGATATGAAAAAATTTTTAGTGTACACCGGTATTTTTTGGATTTTCACTTTTTATGTTATGTCAAAATTTTCTTCTGACGTAGTACATAGAACTCACTATTATTTAATTAACAAATCATATACTCATTCAGAGTTATTTGGATGTCTACTAAAACAAAAAAACACCAACGGATTATTCCTATGGTGTTGTGATTGTATTCAATATTATGGAGATAAATTAGGTTATTCTTATGAAGAATTTAATATTATACTTTTTATAATATTACAACCTGCATTAATATTTTATTTTTTTACATTATGTATCTATCAATATTATAGATTGAACCAAAAAATTAAACAGTAAGATTAACCGGATATCCTTTATAACCAGCAAGTTCTTTAAGACCAGCGGTTTGTCTAATAACACTATAAAGAGCCGCATCCCCTAAGGCAAATTTACCAACTTGTTTTGCAAAATCTTTAAGTATTATTTCTTTATCCTTAACAACATCACTATTATTCATATCATAATTGTCATTTACAACTACGGTTTTTTTATCTGAAGATTCCTTCGCGTTTGACGGTGCAACATTACCAAGAAAATACATAAATTGACCACCAAGTTCAGGATTAATTAAACTACCTTGCCCACCTGATTTTTTTAATCGTTCGGCTTCGGATGATGAACCTGTAGACATTGCTGTCGGTAAATTCCCGGCACCGTTCGATTTCCATATATCATAATTTAACCCTTTATTAGGATTTGAAAGTACAACTTTTTTTAAGAACTTTTGTTCTTCTCTTGTTAAATCAGCCGAAGTAAAAGGTTCAGTTCTACCTACCATATAATCCCAAATCGCTCTTATATGTAAAGGTAAAGTAGATTTTTTTGCTGGCCCTAAATCATTTAACACTTTTTTAATGTCCGTTATTTTTCTTTCCCTACCATTACCAACTCTTGTGTTATCAATATCCACAGTATTTAATTCAGGTTCAAGTTTAAAATTATTTGAAGTTGTTTTATTTATTTTTTGGGTGTTAGGGATGACTGTTGGTTGTATTCCGTAAATTTTTGTTTTAATTGCGTCAATGGCTTTCTGTGTTTTCGCCTCTTTCCATTTTGGTGTATTACCTTCGATTTTTTTTGCATACCATAATTTATCGGACCATTTCATATATTGATATGGGTCATTACCTTGTCCTTGAACAACAACCTGATTTTGTTTATTTTGAGTTTTTAATTGGTCATTAAAAAAGTTGTTTTGTTCAATTAAATAATGGTTTTTGGTTGCCGTTTCGTGAAGAATTAAAATTCTATTTTTTTCTTCTTCGTTAATAGCAAATAAATTATTCATGTTATGAATTAGTTAAATTATTTATATCGGTCTCGGTGTAGTTTGCTCCTCCGGCAACAGATGGTGTTTCACTTGATGCCGGTGGATTAGTCGTACCCGGAACCGTAGCATTAGTTTCCGCAGTTTTTTTAATTACTTCAGAATTATTATCTTTAACTTGAGTGTTTACTGGAGTTACACTATTGGTTGATGTTTTTGTTAAAGCCGCTAAAATACTTGCAGCGGTTTTAGGACCATATTTACCATCCGGAGTTAACCCTGTTTGGTATTTAGTGTTTAATGTATTTTGTAATTCAACTATTGAAGGATATTTAACCCCAATTTTTATTAATGATGTTGCTGGTGGAGTTGTTCCTGCAACACCTGTAATACCTCCAACTTCTACACCAGGGGTGGTTTGTTCTGATATAACAACACCTCTTTTATACCCCAAAAGGTATTTCATATTTTCAATTTCTTCTAATATCACTTTTTTCATATCTATATCTTATTATTTAGTTCCCTGTAAAGACGCACTTAATTGTTCCGGGGACATAGTAGTTAATTGTGGTGTTTTAACTCCTGCCGGAGTTATTGATTGTAATGGTTCAACTCTTGGTGGTGCTTGACCATTACCATTTAATTTTTCATTTATTTTTTGTAATAATGAGGAATCCATAACACCCGTTTCAGGTAACCCTAATAATTTTTGAATTGCTTTAGTATTCTCATTTGTTTTATCCACGACTTGTTGTCTATATTGTTGTAAATTATTTGATTTTGGACAAGTTTTTTTGGCAATCTCAATTTCATTTGGAGTTACTTTCCAATCAGAAACATAATTATTCCATTTTACATTAGTATATTTACCTGTTGTAATTACCCCATTTTTAAGACCACAATAAAGTTTTGTGATATTTGTTTGTCGTTCCTGAGGATTAGGTATTTGTGTGTTTTGTTTTGGTGTAAACCCTAAATTTTTTGCACTAAGTGGATTTACATCATTAGTGGGTTGTACATTACCAAATCCTGTGTTTTGTTTTGGGGCAACTTTTGGAGTATTGTTTTGAGTAGGGTTAGAGTACCCACCTTGACCTGCACTAAACATTGATTGTTCGCTCAAGTATTGACGTTTTGTGGCACTCTCGTGAATATTTAAAATTCTTTGTTTTTCCTCTTCGTCTAAGAAATATAGTTTTTTCATAAAATATTTTATTTATAAATATCATATAAAAAAAAAAGAGACCGAGGTCTCTTAATATTTAAATCATTCTACGATGACTTGGGTCTATTACATATTGGTACTTTTTATTTCCCAACCCCTCAATCATCTTTTTACCGGTCTCTATTCCATTATAAACATCTTCGACAACCACATACTCATTTTTAGTGTGATAGTTGTAATAACCTATCGCAAAATTGATACAGGCAAAGTCAAACTTATTCTTTAAAGCATAAACATCGGTGTATGGGTTTGAAAAGTATTCTTGTTGTCTATTAAAGTTTTCACTTAACACTCCATTACAAATTTCAAAAAACTCACTATCTCTTTCAAATAATCTTGTTCCCATACAAACTTCAGTAACCATTCTATTACCAGGTGCGTCAAACTGAATACCGTAACCAACATTCATAAAGAAATCGGGGTCGGCTTTCTTAGACCCGTGACATCCGGTTTCTTCTGATACGAAGAAAGCAGCTTTTAAATTTGGTAATTCTTTTAATAGTTCCAAACAAGCATAAACACCACATTTATCATCACCACCAATTCCGGTTGGTTCGTCAAAATCATTATAAGCCTTTAATGATGGTTTAAATAAGTACTGTTCATTCTGTAATGATTCCTCACGAATGTTAATAGTATCAAGGTTATGAACCGTATCCGTGTGAGCAATAACACAGGGGAAATAATTCACATCCTCATCGGTTTGTTTAATCGCATAAATATTTTTGTACTCATCCACATTGAAGGGAATCCCATTTTCTTCTAACCAATTGATTAGAAATTCCACCATACGGTCTTCTTGATATGTTACTGTCGGAACCGACAATACATCTTTTAATAATTGATAATCTCTTTCCATTTAGCAAAGATAATAAAAATTAATTAATTATTAAATCTTTTTTTAAAATCTTTTTTTAAATCCAATATTAAGAGAACTATTCACATCATTTTTAGTTAATGTAAATCCAATATTTTTTAAATTAACGTCTAACGTACTTACTCGTTTTGGTTCGTATGTTTGAATATTAAACGTTGTAAATTTAAACGGGGATGCCGGTGTTGATAATTGTTTAACCAACGTATTCATATCTAAATTAACACCAGGGTTTCTTGATTTATATTCAGATAATTTATTTTGAAGATACATTAACGGTTTCTTTGTATTAAAAATGTTTGGGTCAATCTTTGAAATACTGTTTATAAAATTAATAGATTCGTTTCCTGTAGTTTGTTCTGATATAACTTTTGTTCTTTTTTTGTTTTCAAATAATTCAGGAGAAACTAAAAAGTTCTCAAATTCTTCTTCACTATAACTTCTATCTTCCATTCCCACACTACCATCTCTCTTAAACACCTGTATAAGTATTCTATTATTTTTTGGGTTAATCCCCCTGTAAAAAAATTCTCTCCCTGATTTAGTTTCGTATCGGTTATTTATCTTAAATTTTGAATCAAGTCGTTTGTATAATTCAGAATACTCATAGATATCCTCATATTGAGATTCATCTTCAAGTTTATTAATAATTTTATCCAACTTATTGGATGTATAGGTATCAAATGATTCTTGGTCAAAATCCGTACAATCAATATCATAAATATAATCACTCCAACCAGTAAGACCCATATCTGAACCAATTTTAAATAATAATTCACTAATACTTAATGTCTTATCCCCTACCTCATCATACAGATTTAAGAGTAATCCAACACTAGTTAAATATTCTGTAAGACAATGTCTTGTCATAATTTTGTAACTATAAAACGCATTACAAAAATCATCTTTTATCATTTTATTAAAACCATTAGTTTTACATTGATTTTGTTCTGAGGTGTATTCAGAGATAATATCATCAATTTCCCCCCCAAACATATCAAGTAATCTTTCTCCTGCCTCCATCCTTTGTTCATCCGTTTCTAATGGAACTGATGATGGTGAAATTATTGAAAGAATTTCTTTTAATTTTGTTTTGTTTTCACCCTGAAAAAACTGTTCAATATATCCTTGTTTAAAATCTTCTGTCGCTTGATAACTGTCCTCCCATTCATAACTATCATAACGACTTGTAATGACATTATAATACCACATATCGTCATCACTAGGGTCAAATAATTTAATATAATCTTCCTCGTCAAACCTAAAGGTTATTCGACTTTTAACAGGGGCTTTTGGTGTAAATTTAAAATCATAAATCACCTCATCAGCATTCTCTAATTCACGACTACTAACTTCTTCACCATTAACAATTTTAGTTAATAACTCGTAAATTTTCCCAACACCAATCACATCTTTAATTTGGGGTAAAATATCGTCAGAAAAACTTTCAAGGAATTCAATTTTTGAAAATTCTCTACCATTCCAATTATGATATGATATTTTACCATATCCATCTTTAAAAATCATATAAGTTTTTAATCCGGTGTTTGAATATTCCTCTTTATTGACAATACAATATACATCCCCATTTCTGAATGCGGACCACTGAGATTTCATATTGTCCGGTGCATAATATATATAGGAATCGTAGTCCATAGGTGAGTGACATGGAATTGACTATTCGTAATAGTTATTCGGGGCACGTAGTGAGATGTTCTCTATCACTTAAATCTATGGGTACAACAATTTAGACGGAAACGTTTTAAACAAAATGGCTCTAGTAGGTCTTGTACGTCAAGATGAGCTTGTGAACGTAGCGTAAGCAAACACACATTGGGGTCGGTGGACATATAACCTAGCAACAGAAGTCCCTACAAAGGTGTGGTACCTATCCGAAAAGGTACAAGTGGAGGATTAGTTCTCAGTAAACCGAACCACTCTAAAAATAAGGGAATTGTGAAATTTTGGATTGTTAGCTTAAACAATATCCTAAACGTGTAGTCCTTAATAGGTAATACAAGTAACACCGGAGTTCGAGTCTCCGCACTTCCACTTTAGACTTTTTTGTACTTTTACTATAGATAGTGATATTTATAGTAAAAGAACAAAATGTCAAGAAAAAAACCTCACATACATTACATATACAAGACAACTTGTAATCTCACAAAAAAATATTATATCGGAATGCACAGTACTATTAATCTAAATGATGGTTATATGGGTAGTGGAAAACGATTGAGATATTCTATTAGAAAATATGGTAAAGAAAATCATATTAAAGAAATTTTGGAATTTTTACCAACAAGAGAAGAATTAATTATTAGAGAATCTGTAATAGTTGATAAAGTACTATTAACTGATAAACTATGTATGAATATTAAAGAAGGTGGTCAAGGTGGTTTTATAAATGAAGACCATAGATTAAAATGTTCTAAAGCAGGTAATAAAGCTTTTAGTGAAAAGTTAAAAAATGACCCGGAATTTAAGAAAAAATTTTCTGAGACTAAACGACAAAATTTATTTGATGAAATTTTAGATGGTAGAAGAAAACCAATTACCGAAATTGGTGGATGTGATTGGACAGGTAGAAAACATAAAGAAAGTAGTAAAAAACTTGTCGGTGAAAAAAATTCTATAACTCAAAAAGGTGAAAAAAACTCACAATACGGAACTTATTGGATAACTAAAAATAATGTTAATAAAAAGATTAAATCAATAGAACTCGATTCTTATCTAAATGACGGTTGGGTTAGAGGGGTTAAATCTAAAATAAATGGTGAGTTAGTTAAATCAAGTAAATTAACTAATAATGATGTTATAATAATTAAGCGACTAATATCTGAAGGTGTTTTATCAAACCGTAAAATAGGTGAACAATATAATGTTGCCCCACAAACAATAGATAAAATTAAAAGAGGTTTAACTTGGTTTCATATATAAATATAAAACCCATCGTAATGATGGGTTTTTTTGTTATCAGTTCAATGTTTATTTTTTAATCTTTTAGTAAATCCTTTTTAACAGGACTTAATTTGTTTGTTAATTTATCTAATCTTGAATCCATATTACTATATACGTCCAATATCATTCTATCAACATCGTCCATTCTACCATTGATGTATCTATTTGTTTCCGTATATAATTCGTCTGTTCGTTTAATCTCACCATCAATACGACGATTAATCATTTGGTCTAATTCATCAAACCTATGATATATTGATTGGTTTATTTGTTCTTGGCCTCTAAGCTCCCTCTTCAATTTTTTGATGTTTGAATACATCCTAACCATAACCGCAACCCCCAGTATCCCAAGGACCATAACCATACCTAAAAACATTCCTATAATCATAATTTCTATTTTTTAATTTGTTTATTTTGAACTGATAATTAAATATAATAAAAAAAGGGACTATTTCAAGTCCCTTTTCATATCCCGTTTTTTTTTATCGTTTGAAACATCTCAATTATAACCTTTTACTAATCTTAAAATTCTTGAGATTCGTTCCCAAACCGATTCTTCATCAATATCCCCATCCAAGTCTGAATATAAATCAGTTCCATAGGTTGTTTTGTAATTTTTAACAGCTTTACAAAAAGTATTAAAATCTTTGGTAAGAGTTAATGCCTCAAATATAGAATCTTCATCTGTTCCCAAACCTTGTACAGCGTTATGAATTTTATCAACAAGTACAGTTATATTCATAGGTGATTGACCCGCGTTTCTACAAGAATCAAAAAATTGTTTAACCTCTGTTTTAGAACTTTGTTCAGAAATCACATTTTTTTTACCTGAGTGCATCTCAAGGATTCTACTTTTCTCTGATTCAGAGATGTTATTAAATAAGTTTTTCATATTATTAGTTTTTTATAATAAATATATGATAAATTAAAAAAAAACTATTTCAAGTCCCTTTATTATTATTTCCAATCAGATGGAAGAGCAATATAATTTATTTCGTCAATAAATCCCAAGTCTTGTAAGATAGGGATAGCCGGACTACCACTATTAAATTTAAGATAAGGAAGTATCATTTCTAATAAAAAAATATTATCTTTGGGTTCAGACCATGGTAATGAAAACATTCGCCTAAACGTATTAAATTCTGATGATGATAATCTAAGACGCTTCCGGTCTTCTTTTTTAGTTACACAAGCAATTATTTTACCATTTTTATACCAAGTAACCTCAACTGATGAAACCAAACAATCCAAATCATTATAAACTGTATCTAAATAACGGTTCACACAAACTTTTAATATACTCATATCAAATTATTTTAAGTCTCTTTTCATATCTCTTTCAATATCCCGAGATTTAATACTATCTCGTTTATCGTGGAGTTTTTTCCCTTTGGCAAGAGCAATCTCCATCTTAACCAATCCGGTCTCATTAATGAATACTCGATAAGGAACAATAGACGTTCCATTGATTAGTTCATTCTCCAACTTGTTAAGTTCTTTTCTTTTGGCCAATAGTTTTCTATCCTTTACGGTCTCGTGGAATGAACCATAACCATAATCGGAGATGTTCATACCTTTTATAAATAATTCACCATCATTAAAATAACAATACCCTTCAGATATGGAGACCTTTCCCTGACGGATTGATTTCACCTCTGAACCAACTAATTGGATTCCCACAATTAGAGTTTCCAAGAATGAATACTCAAACTTGGCTTTCTTATTGACTATATTAATTGATTTTTTCATAGGACAAAGATAATCTAAAAATTGATATAAACAAAAAACCCCAACCAATTAAATGGTGGGGTTTTTATAATATTATTTGTTTTTAAATTGTAAGTTTCCACCTTTTAGAAAATTCTTCATCAGTATTTAGTTTATTAATAAATTCTTCTTCTGTGTATACAGAATAGTTTTCGTTATTAAAAAACCCATTTTTTACAATGTTCGTTTTCTGTTAAAGACATTAATTGTTCCGTGTGTAATATGAAAGGTTTACCTGTCTTCATACATTGAAGAAAAGAATGTCCTTTCATTCCATCTACTTCTCCGAAATACATAAAAACCATATCCTTATAAGGATTTGGATTCTTATCTCTCCACTGTTCGGGTAAACCATCATAATCCCATTTAACCAATGTTAATGTCTTTAGGTCTGTTTCTTTGATAGTTTTATATCTTTTTTTAACATCTTTTAAATGTTCACCAGTTTTTTTAAAATACTTCCAGCTTTCAAAAAGTATTCCTATTAAAAACCCTATTATTAAAAACCCTAATATTAACATTAGAGTTGATATTTCTTGTTGTGATGTCATAATCTTATTTGTTTTTAAATTAAAAATATTAAAAAAATTGTAAACCAAATAATTATTGGTTCTAATAACCCACCAAACCAAAACCTATCGTAATATTCATAACACTCATTTAACTCGTTTTTGATTTTTTTTAATGTTTTCATAATCTTATTTGTTTTTAAATTGTTTATTAAAGTCCACCACCAAGTGTTTTTAGATATTGTTCATAAAGAATATCAAGACGTTCCTTAGAAACTCTTTTTTCTTCCCAAGTCAAACCATTAAAATCTGCAAACCATTTGGCAAAATCTATGGCTCTAAATCTTTCTCTTTCGTAGATATTCTCTTGAGCAAGTCCTTTTTGATTCTCTATTTCTTCTTCCATCATTCCAATTTTACCAGTAAGACTCTCTAATGTATAAGGTATGAACTCTCCATTAGGATGTGTTCTATAATGTAGAATGCCATTAATAATTTTTTCTTCACTATACATAAAATTTTTAGCACTTTACCTTGCAATCGGTTTCTTGGTTTTTTTTTATCTTTTACTTTGTTTAGTTAATGCTAATAAATAACCACTTAACCACATTTGTTTTTCGGTTGGAGATAATTTATTTCTTAATTCTTCTGCAACATTTTGTTGAAATGCAGTTTCTCCTAACATCATAAATTCTGCGGGATTTGGAATTTCTATGGTTGTGTTCTTTTTTTCTTGTTCATAACGTATTTCATTAATCATTTCGTCTATTGACTTTTCAATTAAAATGTTATGTTTTTTACTTAATTCATAAGAATCCAAATCCGTAACGTAAGTTTTTAATTCTGTGTTAAATTCGTTTAAAATTGATACTTTAATTTTCATAATAATTTTAGCAATTAATCTTGCAATTGGGGTTTATTTGTTTTTAAATGTATGGTTATAGTATTGTTTGCCATTTTTTGAATTATAATAATACCTATCTATATAAGCATTATCGTAAGCATCAATAATCTGTTGCTTTTCCATTTCTTTATAATCTGTTTGAATTGCCGTAATTACAAAATCTAATGCTTCTCTAAATTCTACACTAATAGATTTTTCTCTTTCTAAAATTACTTCTTCTAATAATTGTTTTACTGCTGATTGTTTCATAATCTTATTTGTTTTTAAATTCCACCTCCAAGTGTTCCTAAATATTTTTCATAAAGAGTATCAAGACATTCTTTAGTTACTCTTTTTTCCTCCCAAGTCAAACCATTAAAATCTGAAAACCATTTTGCAAAATCTACTGCTCTGAATCTTTCTCTTTCGTAAATATTTTCTTGTTGTTGCTTTTCTATTTCTTTGGCTTGTTCAATATACTCATACAATCTTGTAGGTAAACTATCATAAATTGTTTCAAATTCACTACATTTATTCTCTAACCATTCTACTGCTGTCATATTATTTATTTTTAAATTGTTCAAATAAACTCTTAACTCCTCTTGTGTGCGTTAATAGAGTATGTTTAAATATAAACTCTCCAAATGCTATCACTTCTTCCTCATTATAACTTCTTTCTTGTTGCCATTTAGCCAAATTATCAATAATATCTGATTGACTTGCACCATAATTTATCTCTTCTCTTAGTCTTTCAGCAAATTCTTCAAGTGTTTCTTGTTTAGGTTCTTCAGGTCCACAGTCACAATAATTAGTATGTCCACAGTAACATTTTGTTTGTTCTTCTTTTATAGGAATTTGTCTTGAATTTAATTTACAATAAATTAAATTCCACTCATCAATCATTTGTTTAGTTGCTTTTAAAAGATGAATTTCGTAATGTGAAAACCTCAATGCAGTACTTCCTTTATGAAGAGGATTATCTTGGTTCACTTGTTTATATTGTTTTATAATATAAACTTCTTCATAGGAAGGATTCTTAACAAACCATTCTAAGAACTCATCATTAATATCTTGTACACCATCTTTGATTAAGTCTTGGTCTGTTGTTAGAATGATTTTTTTACAAAATTGAGTAAAGTAATTAGGTTTAGATATTATTTGAGGACATTTTACTACACTCATTTCTGAAGCATCATAAATCCAATCTCCTTCTTTAATTTCTTCATCAGAAGTGATGTAGATGTTTTGTGTTAAAACATTAACAGTTTTTTCGTGTAAAATAGGTTGTAAATACAGTTTATTCTCTATTGTATCAATCACTAACCTACTTGGTTTCTCTGTTGGTAATACGTGTATGTTTTTCATAATCTTATTTGTTTATTGGACAAAGATAAACAAAAAATCCCAATAAACAAATTATTGAGATTAAAAATATTATTGTGTAGGTTTATATTATTCACAACTATTAAGATATTTAATTGACACCTGAAATTCCTCTCCCGCAAAGCTAAGTACAAAATTCTGAGCATCTTTAATTACACCTTTTTGTATTCTATCGATTGTTTCTGAATAACCTCCTTTATGGGCAACTAAATAAAATGTGGCAATAGGATTTTGATTTTCATCATCTTGATTTGGTGGAGTAACTTCAACTTTACAAAGAATGTCTTTGTAGTCCTCCACATAATAATTTAATAGTGATTGTATTATAGGTGTTAAACTTTTTTTGGTTTCTTCCCTCAATACCCTTTTTATGGTTTGTCTTAAATTCATACCAATAAATATATGAAAAAAACAAATAATTTTTTTTATACAAAGTATGACTTTTGGTATTTTATTAGATATTTATAATAAAGAGACATTATGAAATTAAGAAAAAAAGAAGAAGATAAAAAAGTAAAATTCACGATTTGTGTTGACCCGGTGATATATCAAAAAATGGAAGATGAGATGATTAAAAAATCTCGTCTGATTGAAACTTTATTGAAAGAGTATTATGGAAAAAAAGATTTGTAGTAAATGTAAAGAAGAAAAAGAGGTTTGTGAGTTTGGAAAAGACAAAACAAAAAAATCCGGATATAAATCACAATGCAAGAAATGTGCTAATATTACAACTAAAAAATATAAATTATTAAATCCCGATAAAATCAAATTAAGTAGAAAAAAAACATACGAGAAACATTTTGATATAATATCAATAAAGAAAAAAGAATACGCCAGAAAAAATAAAATTAAAGATAATCTTAGACGAAAAAATAAATACCACGCCGACCCATCATATAAATTAAAAGTTAATTTACGAAGACGAATATCGTTTTATCTAAAATCTAAAAATATTATAAAAACTAATACAACATTTGATATTATTGGTTGTTCACCTGAATTCTTAAAAGAACATATTGAAAAACAATTTACTGAAGGTATGTCTTGGGATTTACTGGGTAAACATATCCATATTGACCATATCATCCCATTATCTTCAGCAAAAAATGAAAATGAACTTTATGAACTATGTCGTTACACAAATCTTCAACCATTGTGGGCTGAGGATAATTTGAAAAAGAGTAACAAAATTTTATAAACAAAAAAAGGTGTCACATTTCTGTAACACCTTTTTGGCTAATACGATGAGAATACTCGTCTTATTGAGAATCTTTAGAAGTTTTATTGTTTGACTTCTTTTCCACACCCTTTTGGGATGTAATCCTCATTGCCGATTGGTTAGACCAATCACTCCTTACGACATCATTTACTCTCTCATTATTCAACTCTCTTCAAGCTTGCGACCTGACTCCGGATTCGACTCCATAGAGGTTTTTGGTAAGAATACACATTAACTTGCGGTCTTTGTGTGCTATGGACATCCCATAACTAAGTAGGCAACTTGTCAATGACATCGGGTAGACATTTTTGCTATGTTTCTTTTAGTTTTTCACCATATTGAAAATAGTAATTGTGTTGTGGATGTGTTCAAGAAGTAGTCTACCATAAGCTTCGTCTCCTTTTGAGAGACAAAATACTAAACTTCTCGATGAGATATCCCTATCTCCAAATTTTAAGACTACTTCAAACTGACACCTTGGTAGATGTTTTGTAAGGACAGTAGCGACACCACTCGTTCTCTGTCATACCTTTCGGTTTTAAGTCCCCTTTGATATTGGAATCCGTAATTATAAGGTTGGATGACCCTATTTCTCACATAATCCCTATCGGTTATTCTTCTTGATGTTCCCATCTCAACCTGACGACCCACATCGCCCGGTCACCCAACCACTTTCTCTAAAGCGTTGCCCTCAATACTGAAGGTCAGGTGATATCCGACTTGTATACTCGAGCTCCCTTTCAGAAGCCGCAGAACCAATAACACTAATGATTCCACTTTATCCCGGTTTCCCGGTTTATTTAAGGATGATATACCACCCATTATCGTTTTTTACATCACCGAAGTGTGTAATGGATAATCTAAAATTTCTAAGAACGTTTTGAGGTTTCCCTAATTTGTTTTACAAAGGTAAGTGATTTTTTTCAGAAGTCAAACACTTTTGTAATTTTTTTTAATTTTTTTTTTGAGAAGAGGAAAACTATACAACGTTTTATGACTCCGGTCAACCTGTTTCTCAAATGTTTGACAAAGGTAAGTAAACTTATTTGAACTGTCAAACTTTTTTTTAATTTTTTTTAATCTGTGATAAGACCTTAAGATTTACTCATTCGTAGGTCACCCATTCTGTACTACCTAAAACTCGCCTTTAACATCCGTTCTACCCAAACCATCGTTTATTTCTTGTTAACCTCACGGTTATCTTTGAGTACCTCCTCAACTGTAATCTGATAGGGGCTCCATATTGCTCGTCATTTCTGACTCCCTATGGGGTTCTGCTGTAATAGGTCTATCTGCTATCTTATCACAGAATAATCTATTTGTGGTATCGGCAGGGTTCGAACCTACGGCACAGAGTCTTTCGTTACTCCTGCTCTACCAAAGGAGATAAATCTCCACTGAGCTACAATACCATTATAAGTTAGTGGACGTATGCTCTACCATCTGAGCTACAGCTTTTAATCACCGGAGGGATTCGAATCCTCGACACAACGTCCACCTATATTTTCAATATTTTTAAGAACCTTATTTCTTTGACAAAGATAATACTTTTATTTTAATCTGTCAAACTTTTTTTTTAATTTTTTTTGTAGTCAGGACAGGATTCGAACCTGTTCCGTCTTTACCATAAAGAGTCGGCCTTACCGTTACTCAACCTTGGGGAGGTGATTCCAACCAATGGACTCCTGACTAAATTTGATTGTCTTTCCAATCTGTCACTCGTTAGATTATGCTCTCTGGACTTTATGAGTTAAGCCCTGTTAACCGTAAGCATTTCGGTTCGTCTGCAACTTAATGTAAACCTGTGACGAATTTTCCTTGTCGTTTACACCTTGCTAAGTAGTCAGGACAGGATTTGAACCTGTACGAGTGATTGCTTTACCTATACACTACGATTATACTACGACCTTAGTTTCAGTCACTTACGCTATAATACGTGTTACAATCGATACACACAACAATCTGAATCTCCCTATGTGTGTTGATGGGAATCGTCTACCTTTCCGCCACCTGACTATGTTTCGTTAATGTTAAAAACTGACTCAATCTTCCTAAAAAACACTAACTTCCTACTTACTCTATTATAGGCTCGGCCGTCCTCTTTTAAATATAGTTTTACCTGAAACTTCTTTGGGTTGTTGATTGACCACTCCCACTTACTCAAGTAGTTTTTACATACTCATCATCCAACCCATTCGGTTTTGTGATTCATACTCGGAATAAGTACATTTTCTCATTGTCTTATAGTCCGGTCTCAACTTAACGTGTGTTGGATATTTTTTCTCGTGTTCTTTGTGTTCTCTCACCACTTTAGCATAAGCCTCTCTTTTACTTGGTGCCCACACATCATTAAATCCACCACCAATCCAATTAAACAAATAAAGGTATTCACCCTTAACACTTCTATACAATTTCTCTTTATCCATAATTCATCCGTTTTGTGAGTACAAAGATAATACTTTTTTTTACACCACCAAACTTTTTTTTATTTTTTTTAAAAAAATTTTTTACGATAACGATTACGTAAATTTTTCCGGCACAAAACTTGATATGGTGGATGTAATAAACTATAATTTTAAAGAACTTAAAATTAAAACTAAAACAAATTATTATGAAAAAAGTATTTTTAGCCCTTGCAGTTATCGCTACGTTATCTTTAACGTCTTGCAAACACGAAACTAATGAATCTACAATTGAAGTTGTTACTGATTCAACACAAGTAGATTCTACATCTGTAGATACCACACAAGTCGATACAACTAAAGTTGATACTACTCAAGTGAAGTAAAACAAAAAACCCCTCTTAACGGAGGGGTTTTTTTATTTTAATAATTGTTTAATTCTATCAATATTCTTAATTATTCGAATCTGTTTGTTCTCATTAATCCCAAACATTTTTTTAGCTGGTTTAGCAAGTAAATCAATCATAAAGTTTTTCGCATATTTTTCAGCAGAACTTACGGTCGTAGATTCACCATCTTTATTAATATCTTTAGATAAATCTTCATCGGATTTACTGGAAACATGAATGTGGTCATTATGACCCGGAAACCCAAAATATAAAACAGAT